TAGACCAGCAAGAGGTCTTGGAGCAAACTGAAGTTGCTGATACTGAAGGCGTCTTAAAACGAACCAGTATAATACAACAATTACAACAACAAGTTGAGCAACTCACAGAAGAAAATAAAGAATTATCTGGCGACCTACAAACAGCTCAAAGAGAATCCACGAGTGATAGGAAGCGAGTAGAAGTAGAAAAATTCAAAACCAAACTAAATAACTCAGCGAATAAAACAGAGCATGCTTCCAGTTTATTTGAAGCAAGACTGAATGATGAGCTTAGTGCGGTTAAGAAAGAAAACAGGGAAGTCGAGCAAAAACAAAAAAACCCCGTTGCCGTCAGTTAGACGAATGGGAAAGGAAAATAAATGATAGACGAAATCCAACAAGACGTTGCTGAATCTACTCCTCAAGAACCTGCTGGTCAGGAATATTGGGGTGAAGAGACAAACGTTGACGTTGAACCCGCAGTAGAGTTAGAAGCTTTTGACAAAGCGATAGCTCCTCCAGTTCAAGAAACTGGAACGCCAGAGAATACAGGGGACGAACAGAAACGTTACCAGTATTGGCAATCACGGTATGACCAAAAGGCAAGTGAATTTGACGCAATGAGTGAAAAGATAGCTAGTTACGAAAAAATGGCTCCAATAGCAGAGTACATTCAAAGTAATCCTGACGTCTTGAACAATGTCGCAAGGTCACTTTCTGGTGACACCCCTACGGTTCCCTCTCAAGAGAAATCGGTGGAATTACCACAGAAACCAACACGTCCAACCAAACCTACTAACTATGATGCGACTGAAGCTTATATGGATGCAGAGAGTAGTTCGTATAAATACCGAGTTGAATTAGACAATTTTAGAGATAACATGATTGATTACCAAGAGAATCAAGAGCAAATGCGTATTGAAGAAAACAATAAGCGTGAAGCAGTATGGCAACAGCGCCAACAAGAAGCTCAACGTAATCAAGCTATGGATGGCATGAAACAACAGCTAATGAATCAGTATGGATATACTGACGATAAAGCTATTGAGTTTATTAAACATTATAGCTCTCCCGAATCTCTGTCTTTAGATAACTTGGTCAATTTAGACAGGCTACGCAATGCTCCTTCACAAGCAGAGGTTGCAACAAAACAGAAAGCCGAAATGATGCAAAATCAAAGCAAAAGACTTCAGGTTCCTACTCCAGCAGGCATTGTCTCTGGACAAGCCGAACCTCAGTTTAGTGACGATGATATGTTCAATTTAGGCTTGATGGCGAATAAAAAATAGACCTTGGAGGGTCTAGGAGGAAACTAAAATGGCTAATACAGCTACTACAGGAGCTAAAAATCTTGGCTCAACTGGGGTTCTCTACGATGAAAGAAGAGATTTCTACATTCGTCCAAATGTTGTTAAGGAACTTTGGACAGACGTAGCGCCTTTCCTAACCGTTGTTGCTAATCAAGGCACAATCTCTGGAATGGCTGACCCTATTTTCAAAATGTTTGAACATAGAAATCCTTGGCAGAAACAGCAGTTTAAATTAAACGATGCTGTCGGAACTGACGCAGTTTTAGAAACTGGTAATGCTGGAAGCGCTGAAGCGTTAACGCTTGATACTACAGCAAGTTCTTATGAAGGTATTGAATTAGGTGAAAACCTAGTAGGACTTACTTGTGAAGTTTACAATGAGGCAATGTCTACTAAAAAAGGCGTTGTGCTTATTATGACTTATTCAAGTGGCGCTATAACTGTTAAAAACATGGGTTCTGCAAACATAACGTTAGCAGATAACGATATGTTTCAAGTTGTTGGTAATGCTCAAGGTGAAGGAACTGGTTCTCCAGTTGCTTGGGCTGATGACTTAGAAGTTGTCTACAACTCAACTCAGATATTTAAAACACCTGTAGAGATTACTGGAACTTTGTTGCAGGCTTCTCTAAGAGGAGAATCTAAAGAGTTGGCTAGACTTCGTGACCAAAAATCAGCAGAACATAAAATACAAAAAGAACGTGCGTTCTTGTTTGGAGCTAATCCACAAGGCATTAAGGGCGGGACTTTTGGAACAGGACATGAATCAATTCTAGACGCAGGCGACAAAGTTGTTCGTACCACAATGGGTATAATTCCTGCATTAGAAAAGCATGGTGTTTCTGACAACACTAAGTACAACCAAAATGTATTTGCTTCTGGAGATATTGACTCCTACAGCGAATTTGTTGACGCAATGGAAAAAGTATTCCAGTATGTGCCAACTGTAGGTATGAAACGTGCTTTTGTTGGAGCAGGTGCTTTAGGGTACTGGTCTAAAATGGCTAATGGCTCTGGGTTTGCTTCTAATTCAGGTTGGACAGTGAACATTGGCGACATGAAAAGAGATGCTCTAGGTTTCAATTACAGAACTCTAGAAACACCTCACGGAGTGTTGCAAATGATTCCAACTCCAGCTTTACGTGGTTACTACAACAAGCACATGGTTATTGTAGATTCTGAAAACTTATTTCACGCTCAGTATAGAGCGCCAAAGTTTGAAGCTTCTATCCAGGCTAATGATGCTGACCTTGTAAAAGACCAGTATTTCTCAGATGAAGGAATTGGGATTAGTATGATTGAATCACATTCAATGATGGTAACACCTTAACCGACAAGGAAAAATAAGGGGCATCTTAGGATGCCCCTTACCTGAATTATGACACTACAAGAAAGAATGAATACAATAAATGGAGACGGAAAACATACTCATACTTTTACTGAAGCTCTTAATAAAAGGCTAAAAGCAATGGGGACTGTTAATAGCGTGAATTATTCTAATATAGCTTTAAATAGATACACAGCAGGAGAAGCTCTTAATATTATGTATAAAAGCAGTCTTTATCAGTACACAGTTCAGGAAGTGTTAAATAAGATGAGAGGTAATGCCTCTAATCATTTAGAAACAAGCAGAGAAGCTCTAAACTCTATTTCTAGTTTATCTGCATTTAACAGCGCACTGCCTTCCTGATGGCAAATTTTCAAACACAGATTGAAGCAGTAGTTGGAAAACCTAGGTTAGTTGGTTCTGGTCAATTAACAGAGTATCAGAATGAATTAAACGATTTTCTAAAGCAGTCAGCTATGGCAGTAATTGATGTGTTGCCCGCTGGAGCCTTAATGCAAGACAGTATTTACAGTATAGTAAATGATGCAAATGGAGCTAGTGTTACAGATAAAAAAGTATTGGCGGTGTTAAGAAATGGTTATGGGTGTGTAGAAACCCCATTACAATTAAAAGCTTATATGGAGTCAAGCTCAGGAAGTATATATGAGCCTACTAAAAGAACTCCAGTTTACTACATGGAGGGACAGACTTCTGGTGGTGGGAAATTATTTATTAAGCCTAATCCTACAAGCTCAGAAGTTGCAAGAGTTTATCATATAGCTTATCCCTCACCGTTGTATTCAGATTCTTTAATTACCAATTTCCCAGACACAGCAGAATATGCTGTAGTTCTAGGAGCTTCTATACGAGTATTGCAAAGTAGGATAAATGATTTAGTTCATAAAGACGAAGACCCTGAATTGGCTCAAATAGCCACACAGGAATTAGGTACGTTATTGCAAATGTACAATGATAAAATTACACGTCTAGGCGGTCAACCAACTATGGGAGTAAAAGATGGCGCAAAGTAATTCAACTACAACAAACTCTCCTACACATGGTTATGGCTTAACTCAAGAACAAATGATTGAATTGGTGCGTACTCACCACCCAAATATGCTGGAAAACGAAATAAGAGTTTATCTAAATCAAGCGCTAAGAGAGTTTACAAAAAGAACAAAAATTTTAAGAGGTATCTTTACAAAGACTATTGCAAATGGGGTTAGGTGGTATCAAATAGATGATGAAATAGTATCTATAAATAATGTTTATTTTGATGGGAAAAAGATAGAAAGAATGATTCAGTCTCCAGATGAGGAGGATATAACATAATGGCTAAAGTATACTGGATAGATAAAGATGCGTTAGCTATAGCTGATATGGGAACAGATAGGAAAACATTATCTGGACCAACGGCAGGTTCATTAAACTTACATTGCTCTAGGCATGATTCTCCATTTGTAGCTCCTGATGCTGGCTCAACTGTCTCAGGGGTAAGGGTAGAAACAGGTATGGTAGAATCTCCTGTTATTCCTGTGGAATATCATGAAGCTATTTGTTATAAGGCAATAGCTCACGGCTATGAAAAAAGATTGGATACATTACCTCAAGCAAAGTATTTCTTATCAAAGTTTGAAAAAGCAGTAGCGTCAGGAAAACAAGAAGCAAATACTCACAAGTCAGAAGAAAGTTCTGTAGTTATTCAAGGGAGGGAGTTCTAATGGCATTAAAACAAGGAGGAGCAGTTTCAGGAGATGGAATCGGAGCTTGGGCTTCGTCTTCAGTTTTGTGGAGACAGGGTTTATCTTGGAAAAGTGTTACAAGTAAGGTGTTGGTTAAGATGGAACCAGCTTCAGTAGTACCTTCAGTTAGGGTATCTATGCCTACTGTTTCAAGACAGCCTTCCACTTTAGTTCCATTAAGCCTGGGCTAATATTATGGCAAATCTAACAAGCTATACAGTAAGTGAAACTTACAAAGACTTATTAACTGTGCTAGGAAGTACGGCTAATCAAGGGCTGGAAAACACAGCAAAACGAGTG